ACTGTCACGGTGCTGGGTGATGTGGGCGGGCCAGCGAGCGAGTACGTCACCTTCGACTACTCCTTCGACCGGCTGGCCATCGCCAGCGGCGGGAGCCTGTACTACTGGGACGGCGCGGCGCTGACGCAAGTCACCGACCCCGACCTCGGCACGGTGCTTGATGTCGTGTGGGTTGATGGGTACTTCATGACCACGGACGGCGAGTTTCTGGTGGTCACCGAACTCAGCAACCCGCTGGCCGTCAACCCGCTCAAGTACGGATCGTCTGAGGTTGATCCTGACCCAGTGGTCGCACTGCTCAAGCTGCGCAACGAGATATACGCGATCAACCGCAACACCATTGAGGTGTTCGACAACGTGGGTGGAAACCTCTTCCCATTCCAGCGGATCGACGGCGCGCAAATCATGCGCGGCGCGGTGGGCACGCATGCCGTGTGCGTCTTTGGCGACGAGGGCCTCGCGTTCCTCGGCGGCGGCCGGAACGAGCCTCCGAGCATCTACCTCGGCGGCAACGCCTCCAGCGCATCGCTGGCTACGCAGGACGTTGATCTGCTGCTGCAGACCTACACCGAGGCGCAACTGGCGACGGTCAAGCTGGAGGCCCGCATCGACCGGGCGCACAAGCTGCTGTACGTCCACCTGCCCGACCGCACGCTGGTATACGACCACGCGGCGAGCCAGGCGCTGCAGATGCGCATCTGGTTCACGCTCACGGGCGGCGTGGTGGGTTTCGAGCAGTACCCGGCGCGCAATCTGGTCTGGGCCTACGACAAGTGGCTCGTGGGATCGCCTGCGCTCCAGCCCCAGACTGGCCTGCTGCTGACCGAAGGCGGCGATGCTCTGGAAACCGAGACGGCTGGTGATCTGCTGGACGCAGACGAGGGGGCATACGGAGTGGTCGGCTACCTCGACCGCAAGATCAGCAGCCAGTGGGGCGAGAAAGCCCATCGTCTACAACGAGTCCAAGGGCGCGATCTTCCACGAACTCGAACTCGTGGCGCTGCCGGGGCGCGTGACGGTCGGATCGAACCCGACCATCTCGACCTCGTACTCCACCGATGGCCTGTCGTGGAGTCAGGATCGGTTCATCGGGGCCGGTAAGACGGGCGACACCCGCAAGCGTCTCGTGTGGTTCCAGCAGGGGAACATGGAGTCGATCCGCATGCAGCGCTTCCGGGGCGACTCGGACGCGCACATCTCGTTCCTGCGGCTGGAGGCGCGGCTTGAGCCGCTGAACGTCTGATGGCCACGCAGACGCCACCGCTGCGCCTGACGCGGGATCAACTCGCGTCGTTTCTGCAGGATCACCAGCAGATCCGCGCCTTCGAGAACCTGTTCTCCATCGTGGAGGACATTGCGCCCGACGTTGTGCAGCAGGTGCTGCTCGCGGCCGGCAGCGCGCAGGCAGCGGCCACGGACGCGCAGGGACAGGTGCAGAGCGCCGAGCAGGCGCTGGGCACGATGCTCGCCGTGTGCGAGGCCAAGGCTACGCTGGCGCTGCAGCAGGTGCTCGCGCTCAAGCACATCGCGGACTTCGTGGAGACTGCGCCGCCCCCGCGCGAGTTCAAGCGCTCTCGGTATGGCTCGTTCTACGACACCACGACGCAGACGGCGACCGTGATCAACACGGCCACCGCGATCACGTTCAACACGACCGATCTGTCCCGTGGCGTCACCATCGGCAGCCCGACCTCGCGGGTCTATGTGGACACCGAGGGCATCTACAACTTCCAGACCAGCATCCAGCTCGACTCGACGGTCGCCACGGATCAGGAGTTCTACCTCTGGTTCAGGAAGAACGGCGTGGATGTCACGAACTCCGCGAGCCAGGTGCGCGTCAAGGGCAACAATGCCGAGGTGTTCCTGGCCCTGAACTATTTCTTCGACCTCAAGGCCGGGGATTACGTCGAACTCATGTTCAGCGTCACCAACCTCGGCGTGCAGCTGCTGGCCTCTGGCCCCGTGGCCCCTCACCCGGGCATCCCGTCCATCATCCTCACAGTCGCAAACAACATCGGGGGCGTCGAATCATGACCGTAACCGTTACCGTGCTCGTGCCTCCCAAGCAGATGGAGGCATCGCAAACCACGCAGTACACCGCCACGAACGTGCGGGCCATCATCGACAAGGCCACCGTGACGAACACGGACACCGTGTCGCGCACGTTCTCGGTGAACATCGTCACGAGCGGCGGGTCTGCCGGGAATGCCAACTTGGTGATCGACACCCGCACCGTGCAGCCCGACGAGACGTACCTGTGCCCCGAACTGGTGGGCCATGTGCTCGCGCCGGGTGGGTTCATCTCGACCATCGCCAGCAATGCCACGGCGCTCACGCTGCGGGTGTCTGGACGCGAGATCACTTGAGGGGTATGATGGCATCCGCTGAGTCCATCGGCCGCCAGCAGCCACCGGGAGGTGCCATGCTGCGTGAGAATTTCGAGCAAGTGTTCCGGCTCCCGCCCCCGGCGGTGGAGTGGCTGCTCGCGCTGTACGACTGCATCCAGGTGCTTGACGACGTTGCCGATGGCGACAAAGTGGAGCGCGACAGCCTCGACGCGGCGATCTGGAATCTGCTGTTCGCGCTGCCGGCGTCGCCGTTTTTCCAGCAGCACAGCGCCGTCCTGCTGCCGCTGCTCTCGCAGGCGATCCTCAAGTGGCAGGGCGCAGACGCAGCCGAGCGGGCCGGGAATCCGTCAGCGATGGCGTTTGCGTGGCGTGCGGGGTACTACGACATCGTGCTCTCGGTGGTCTGCATCTGCCACGGGGCAGCGGCGGCGGTGAAGGCTGCGCCGTTTGTGATGCAGACGTATGGCGAGACGTTCGACGCCTACATGAACGAATTTGAAGGGGGCCGCGATGCCTAACCCAGCAGTTCCTATCGTTGCTGCTGTTGCCAGCAGTGCCCTGCAATCCCGCGCTGCGGGCAAGGCCGCAGGCCAGCAAGCCGACGCCGCACAGGCCGGCATCGAGGAGCAGCGCCGTCAGTTCGAGGAGATGCAGAAGCTCCTCGCGCCTTACGTCCAGGCCGGCCAGCCCGCGCTACAGGCGCAGCAGGCAATGCTCGGCCTCGGGGGCGCAGAGGCGCAGCAGCAGGCCATCGCAGGCGTCGAGCAGAGCCCGCTCCTGCAGGCGCTGATGCGTCAGGGCGAGGAGGCGATGCTGCAGCAGGCGTCGGCTACGGGTGGCCTGCGAGGCGGGAACATGCAGGCCGCGCTGGCCCAGTTCCGCCCGCAGATGCTGCAGGAGGCCCTCGACCAGCAGTATGCGCGCCTCGGCGGGCTCACGGCGCTCGGGCAGCAGTCCGCTGCGGGTGTGGGCGGGGCGGGCATGCAGACGGGCCGTGATGTCGCCGGTCTCCTACAGCAGCAGGGCGCGGCTCGCGCAGGCGGGGCGCTCGGCCGGGCGGCACCGTTTGCCAACCTGCTCCAGATGCCCGCTCAGATGTACGGCATGGGCATGGGCATGGGTCGGATTCCGTTCCCGTCGTTTGGGGGTGCTCCGATGCCAGCACCGGGCAGCGGTGGCAGCGGTGGGGGAGCGATGTAATGGCACTCGGCCCGATCAACTACCAGATGCAGGTCGCCACGCCGTTTGAGAGCGTGTTGCAGGGGATGTCTGCAGGCGCGAAGATGGCTGACATCGAGATGGCTCGACAGCAGCAGGCTGTGCAGATGGAGGCCATGCGGCAAAAGGCTGCGCTGGAGCAGCAGGCTGCACAACGTGCGGCGGCCAACGAGGCTGAACTGCAGCAGCTTCAGGCGGTGCCGTTCGAGCAGATGTCGCGCCAGCAGCAACTGCGGCTGATGCAACTGAGCAACAGCGAGGCTAGCCGCGCGTTCATCGGGCGCCAACTTGAACAGATACCCGCGACTGTCATTGAGAACCGGTTGCGCAGGTTTGGCAGCGTGGTGAACGCGCTTGCTCTGAACCCTGAAGTTGGGGTCAAGTTGCTGCGAGAGTCGGCTGAGGCAGAGCAAAGCCCCGCTGAGAAAAAAGCGCTTGAGGACGCGGCGCGCATGGCCGAACTTGACCCGATAGCCGCTGCTCGCATGGTCCACGGCATGATGGACTTCGTGGCCGCAACCGGCAACGAACGAGCCAGCAAGATCGCCGACGCGGTGGTCAACAACCTCAAGCGTGCGAATAAGCCGCTGTACCCGGAAGCCCCCGGCAAGCCGCTGCTTGTGCCGCCCAACTACAGAGTGCTGCAGGACGGTCAGGTGGTGTTTGAGGCGCCTCCTGCACCGGTAGCGCCGCGCGAGCCGACAGCATCTAGGGACGCGGCGCCTCCGCGTGAGCCTGCGCCGACAATCACGCAGATTCAAGACCCCGACAACCCAGAGCGCGTACTCACTGTCAACGCACGGACGTATCAAGGCGGCGGCGTCGGATCGCCAGGCGTCATTGGCGTGTCGGGCAGACAAGGTGGGGCTGCGCGGGCCGAAATGCCCAATGTCTCCGAACAGCAAGCATCGACTGCTACGCGGCGGCTGCTCCAGCGCGCAAAAGAGATCAACGCGGCGGTACAACGCACACCTAAGTCAGAAGCTCCGACTGCTGTCGAAGCGGGCATGGAAAACACCCCGTTGCTGTCTAGAGCCACCAACCTTGTGCGAAGCACAGACAGGCAAATCGTAGCTTCGGCGCAAGATGATGTACTGGACGCGCTGTTGTATCTGGCCACCGGAGCTGCGTACAACAAAGAGCAGTTGCAGCAGCAAAAGAGCGCGTACCTTCCTGTCTGGTCGGATGATCCCGCCACTCGTGCAGCCAAGAGGCAGCGACTGGCACAAGCGATTGAAGGTGCCAGGGTGCGTGCGGGGCGAGCGTGGACGCCCGAGTTGGAAGAAGAGCTGAACAAACTGTTGGCATCTCCGACGATGCAGTCAGGTGCAGGCGCTGCTCCAGCCGGAACAGGCCAATGGCGCCTGTTGCCGACCACGCCGAGGTAACCGCATGGCTACCCAAATCTATCGCGTCCAAGACCCGAATGGCGTGGTCCGCGAGATCGAAGGCCCCGCTGGTGCCAGCGAAAAGGATGTAATCCGTGAAGCGCAGCGGCTTTTCGCTGCTGCGCCGCCTGATCCTGGCCGGCAGATGTTCGAGCAGCGTCGGCAACAAGTGGGCAATATTGTCGGCGGCGCGGTTCGTGGCGCCGGGTCTATCGGCTCAGTGCTGACTGAGGCCGCGCGCACCGCGGCGCCAGCGGCCATCGGCGGTGAGCCTACCGAGACGTTCCTGCCGCGCGTGCAGCAACGCATGAGCGACATCACGGCGGCATTGATTGACATCGGCGTTGACCCCGAATCGGCCGCGTTTCAAGTGTCCAAACTCGCCACCGAAATCGGCGGCACGCTTGGTGTAGGACCGGTGCTTGGTGGACTGGCGCGTACCGCTGGCGCGGCGCGGGTCGGCGGCGCGCTGGAGGCTGGCGGCATGGGCTCTGCCGGCGCGGCGGGTCTGACTGGTTTTCCCGCCATCGGTACACGCATGGCAGCAGGCGGCGCCGCAGGCGCGGCGACCACGGCGCTTGTCGAGCCTGGCGAGATCGGCACTGGAACGGCCATTGGTGCGTTCTTGCCCGCGGTGCCGGCAGTTTACGGTTTTGGTCGCAGCGTCGTCCAGCCACTTATTCAACCTCGACAGGTTGCGGAAAACCGTATTGTTGCGGCGCTTGGCGGCCAAGAAAAAGAGGCCATCAGCGCGTTGCGCGGTACACGCGGCATGCCGACTGCAGCCGGTTTTCAGCCCACACTGAGCGAGCGCCTTGTCGAGGGTGGCTTGCCTTCGCCCACCGTTGCCGCAATGGAGCGCCGCGTGTCGCGGGTATCTGACGAACAGAACCGCATGGTCTACGCAGCGCAGCAGGAACGCATCGGCGCGCTGAAGGGGCAACTGGAGCGCATCAACTCCAACCTGCAGCGCCAGGCAGGCGTGATGAACCCGCAGGCGCTTGCCGATCTCACGGCTACCCGTGACTCGGTGATGCGCAGCATCCAAGAGGAAACGGCGGCGTTCGACGACGCCACGCGGGCGCTCGGTGAAGGGCTCGCCAACGCCTCACAGATTCGCATCGGAGAGGTGCTATCGGGCGCGGCCGAGGCGAGTCTGAAGAAGGCGCGCGAAGAGATCGTGACGCCTGCGTACAACCGCGCATTCGAGCTTGCTCCCCCCAGCACCAAGATCAACTTCCAAGGCGTTGTCAACGCCGCGCGCGAAATCAGAGCCATGCCGCTCGCCGAACTCAAGGCCATCGCGCCTGAGACGGCCAAGATTCTTGACCTGTATGGACCGCAACCCATTCCCG